ATGGATTTCAAGGAAATAAAAAACACAAAACATTATTTATACGACAGTAAGTCTGAATTTAAAGTCAGTCATTCAGATATACCTATCCGTCATAATTGGAGACATGGTGAAGAGGGTGAGTGGGTTTATACAGATGATGGTTTTGTGTGTCAAATCCTAAAGAAAAACAAATTAAAGACTGAAACTGGTAAAAATACGACTTATGTTCGCACAGTTTGTGGAACATTTATCACTACCAGGATGACTAGAGAGATGTTAGGGGAAAATGGTATTGCAGAGAATATATATTCCATATCAGGAACAAATAGCTCTAAAACGAATTATAAAAAAAGAAGCTGTAATTCAAAAGAACTTATATTTGCTAGATACGTTGCTGGAGGCATGGGGGCTATTGAAGCTTATAAACTTGCTTTTCCAGATGCAAAATCCGAAGGGTATATCAAACGCAAGACCGATAGCTTATTAAAAACGGAGAGTATACAAAAAATGGTAAAACAAGAGATACGTGAAATACTAGATGAGGAGGGTGTAACTAATAATTGGCTAATTGAGCGTTATAAAACACTTGCTGATCTTTCAGAAAGTGATAATACTAAACTTAGATCGCTTGATAGTCTAGCTAAAATATCTGGTCTTTTTGACACAGATGAAACAAAATCAGAACAAGTAACAATTTGGGCAGGTTTTTCGCCTGAACAGCTAGAGGAGGTCAAAAAACATGGAAAACCAGAACTTATCGCACATGCCGAAAGAGACCAAGAAGAAAAAAGCTAATGATCCTTGTCCAATTTGTAACAAAGAATTGTACTTAGATCATGAATTTACTCAAAGAGTAGGTCTTTTGGGTGATTTTGATGAAGTTGTAGGCTGGTTGTGTCCATATTGTAAGTCTGAATTTGATGTAGATAACCATTTAACTAAGTTTTTAGGTGAAAATAGCGTAAGAGGAGAAGCATAATGCCAAAATTTGGAAAAAGATCAAAGGAGAGGTTAGCAACTTGTGATGAAAAGTTGCAAAAAGTTTTTAATGAAGTGATTAAGTACGTTGATTGCTCTGTTTTAGAAGGTCATAGGGAAAAAGATAGACAAAACAAGCTATTTGAAGAGGGGAAGACGAAGGTAAAGTATCCTAATGGGCGGCATAATCGTTATCCTTCTTCAGCTGTTGATGTTACGCCCTACCCTGTTGACTGGAAAGATAGAGAAAGGCAAACATTATTTGCTGGTTTTGTTATTGGCGTTGCTAGTCAGATGGGTATAAAACTAAGATGGGGCGGTGACTGGGATCAAGACTTCCAGGTAGTAGACAACCGCTTCGATGACTTCCCTCATTTTGAACTGAAGTGACAAAAAGGGACAAGGCTCGTTTATTAAATCTGCTTGTAGGGTTTTTAAATCTCTATTTTTGGCATATAAACGGATCTTGGCTAACATTTATAATCGGATGTTTAAATATAGGGGTATTTGTATTTGGTAAAAAGTGACAACAATATTAATGATTTTAATAGCATGTTTAATTGGCTTAGAGTCCGAAAGGGAAAAACCAAAGCCATATCCTGCTGGAAATGGGGATACATTAATGGTTAGAATCGTTGGATATGAATTTTGCCCTCCATATTGCGAAATTGATCATTTTCACATTGGACATTTTAAAAACTATAACTGCGAAGAGGATATGTGTAATCATATAACAATTAATGAAAAGTGATCTAGCAAAGCTTCTAATCCTTGTTTGGATGTCAATAATGGTATTTTTCATATTTAATATATGGCAAGACGTACATTATTTAACTGATCTTGTTCATGCGTATATTTCAATGGCAATGGAGATGATTAGACAATAAATGGCTAACTTAAACCTACATGGCGATGTTAGTAAGAATGAAAAACTCCTTTCTACAGCATATAATGATTTAATAGTATTTGGTAAACTTTTCTCTCCTCAAGACTTCCTTGCCTCTGCAACCCCTGATTTTCATGTAGAGGTAGGGAAGCTCCTCATAGATAGAAAAATACAGCAGCTTGGACTCGTTTTACCTAGAGATCACGCTAAATCCACATTGGCAGCTACTGCTATCCTTCATCGTTTTTTATTTGCGGCTAAAGATAAACCAGAATTTATAGCCTGGATTGGTGAAGCACAAGACCAAGCAATTGATAATTTAAACTGGGTTATGTCTCATATTGAACAAAATCCAGCTATACATTACTATTTTGGAGACCTTCAGGGGAACAAATGGACTAAATCTGAGTTTACGTTAACGAATGGCTGTAGAATGATAGCCAAAGGTGCAAATCAAAGGTTGAGAGGAAAAAAACAATTATCTACTCGTTTTACTGGAATGGTGCTTGATGATTTTGAATCTGAACTTAATACTAAAACACCTGAAGCCAGACAGCAAATTAAAAATTGGGTAACAGCAGCTGTATTTCCAGCAATCGATTTTGACAAAAAGGGATTCTTGTGGTGCAATGGAACAATTGTACACTGGGATTCCTTCCTAAATGGTCTGGTTACAGGTGCTAGGGATGCGGAAAAGAGTGGGGAAAGCTACTCTTGGGACATTTTTACAAAGAAAGCTATTGAAGATGGAGAGCCAATATGGCCCTCTCGTTGGCCACTAAAGAAATTAGAAGATCGTAAACAATTCTATATTGACAGTGGAACTCCTGCAAAGTTTTATCAGGAGTATATGAATCAAGCAAAATCACCTGAAGATCAGATTTTTGCTGAGGAAGATATTAATGAAGCACTTTATAGGGGGAATATTAGATTTGAAGAAGCATCGGATAACTGGTACATTAAATTTGATGACGGACATAATGAGTATGTCAATATATATATTGGTGTTGATCCTGCCTCGACTGTTGCTAGTAGGAACGATTATAGTGTCATCATGGTTATTGGTGTCACTTCGGAGCATGATTACTATGTTATTGAATATTGGCGTGAGCGAGTGCTCCCAATGGAATGTGCTGACAAGATTTTTGAGATTGTTAAAAGGTATAGCCCAGTAAGAAGGGTAAATATAGAAACAATTGCTTACCAGGAAATGCTCAGAGATTATGTACAAAAGCGAAGTAAAAGGGAAGGATTGTTTGTTCCAGGTATTGAGCAAGGAATTAAGGGCTATACTCAAAAAAAGAAAGATAGGTTGTTCGAAGGATTGCAGCCTATGTTCAAGGCAGGAGCTGTTCATTTAAAGAAATTGCATCATGAGTTTATTGGTGAACTATTAGATTTTCCTAAAGGCTCTCATGATGATACAATTGATGCTTTTTGGCTTGCGACACAGTTTGCAAGAGGTAATCCAAAAGCAGGTAAAAAGAAAAAAGAAAAACAGAAGGATGGCACGTATATGAAAGCAAAGAAAGCTTATAATTGGATCACAGGAAAACGTGTATAATTTTGTAGGAGAGAATAAATAAATGCTAAATTTAAAGATATGATCAAAGAGGATAAAAGGGCACAAGAAGTACGAGAACGCTGGCGTAGATGGTATGATGCTCGTAAAGACTGGGACATACAAGCAAGAGAAGATATAGATTTCTATCTCGGCAATCATTTTACAGATGCTGAGGCTAACGATCTTGCTGAGAGAAATCAAATGGGGCTACCCATTGATAGGTTATATGCTGCTATTGAACAATTTAAGGCAATTATCACTTCTAAGCCGCCAAAATTTTCTGCCGTTGGCAGAGAAGACTCTGATAATAGATTGGCTAGTGTCTGGAAAACAATCTTAGAGTATATATGGGATAACTCTGATGGTGATGAAGTATTTAAGCAAGTAATACATGATTTCTCTGTAGCAGGGCTTGGATATTTTTATGGCTATATAGATCCTGAAGCTGATTATGGTCGTGGCGAAGTTAAATTTACCTATGTTGATCCATTCCGTGTAGTTGTTGATCCCAATAGTAGGAACAAATGGTTTGATGATGCTACTGGAATGCAATTATCAACTATACTTACTAGAGATCAATTGCTAGATGCTTATCCCATGCTTGCAGAACCTGATGAAGAAGGCAATGTATTAATCGAAAGCATTGAGGATGTGTCAGCTCAAGATGATGATTATCCAGGTAGTCAAAACAGGCAAGAAGGTGGCTCGTTTACACCAGATGTTGTAAAAGATTATGATTGGGGCTCACAGTCTGATAAATTTAGATTAATAGAAGATTTTAGAAAAGTTAAAGTTCCATTTTATAGAGTTGTAGATATGCAAAGTGGAACAGAGAAAATTCTTGATGAAAAAGGATTAAATCTATTGTTGCAGTCAAAAGAGACAATGACTGCTTTTGATCAGAAAAAGTTTGATATTGTAGAGGTGCAGCAAACACGTATTAAGTGTACATGTATTGTAGGACAAGTTGTTTTATATGAAAAAGTATTAGATACTAATATATTTCCACTAGTTCCTGTGCCAAACATTTGGACTAATACTCCATATCCAATGAGTGATGTTCGTAAGAATAAGGGATTTCAGAGGTTCTTAAATAAAGTAATGTCTCTGATCACTTCGCATGCACAGGCATCGTCAGGATTGAAATTGTTAATACCTCAGGGTTCTGTGCAAGACATAGAAGAACTGGAACGAGATTGGGCGAATCCCAATGCAACAATAGAATATGACGCTTCGTTTGGCGAACCTCATTTTCCCTCTCCTCAACCATTAGCTGGTTCTATATTACAATTACCTCAGATGGTGGAACATTATATTGATTTAAACATTGGAATATTTGAGATGCAACAAGGAAATGCAGAGGCATCACCTAGAACATCGTCTGGAACTATGATGATGGAGGATTTTGGTCAAAGACGTTCAAAATCTAAACTTAGAGATGTTGAGGCTAGTTTAAAAAGACTTGGTAAGCTCATATATCATTTAGCGAAATCTCATTATGATTTCAAGAAAACATTTAGAATTGTTCAGCCAAATAATGATATGACTGAATTTACAATCAATAAGAGATTGTATGACGATAAAACAAATGAAGTTCAATCAATTGATAATGATATATCTATTGGTACTTTTGATATACGTGTTATTGGTAATTCTACTATGCCATCTAATAAATGGGGTGAGTGGAATGTATATATGGAAGCTTATGAAAAAGGTTTAATAGATAAGGTAGAAGCATTGAAGAAGACAGAAATATTTGATAAAGAAGGTGTAATGCAAAGAACTGACCAGGTTGCACAATTAGAACAGCAGTTACAAGCAGCACAACAAGAAATTAAGAAACTTAGTGGAGATCTTCAAACAGCACATCGTGAATCAGTTCAATCACGTAAACAAGTTGCAGTTGCTAAGTTTCAAGGGAAGCTTAAAGAACAAGAGTATGACTCCAAAACTCGTAATAAGTCTTCCATAGATAAATTATCTAATGCGGTCACACTCGA